ACGCGGCCAACCTCGAAAGCGCCGCTCCGAACAACATTACACATCGTGGCTGGTGGATCGCCCATAGCGCGACTAAAGACATCAATACGACAACGCGCGTGCGCGGGACCGTGGCCGGTTCAACGAATGCGATCACCTACGATCCGACTGTGAATTCGGTCGGTTTCGTGACCGACTTGCTGGCTACGAACGGGGATATCCCTGCCGGCCGTCACATATGGATCATGAACGCCTATGCGGTGCCTAGCGGCGGCGCCGTACCGGCAAACTACGACTTCGGGCCAAACTCCACGCTGGAAGGATCCGTCGGCTCGGCGGCCATCTCGCAGGTCGCGACGCTGAACAGTGGAGTGCTGCCGGCTACCGGCGCGAATGGTGTTGGCGGCCAGTGGAACGCTAGCACCGTTGAGTGTTACGGGAATGACGGCAAGGTCGTAATGGTGTTTGGCGGGGACAGTGTAGGCGAGGGGCAGAACGAAACCTCGTTCACGCAGACGGACGGCGTGTTCGGGTTCATCAGTCGTGGCATGGCGATGGGAACCCCGATGTCCTGCGCAAACATGTGCATCCCGGGATCCAGCCTCGGTTACTGGGTCGACACCGGCCGCGTCGCGGTAGCCAAGAAGCTCGACTTGCTGCAAATGGGTACACCGGTCGGCTTTGACTCGCTCGTCAGCCAACACAGTACCAACGGCTTCGGCTCCGGCGGAACTAGCGCCGCAAATATCGAGGCCAAGTATAGAGCGTACATCGCACTGTTGAAAGCCGAATTTCCGGGTAAGCCGATTCATCAGGTGGGGATTGTGTGCAAAGCATCTGCAACTACTGACGGCCTGAGCACGGCAGCCAATCAAACGGCCGCATACCCTGCGGGTAGTGGAGTTCAGCAATTGATGGACAAGTTGCGGCTGGATCACCTGGGCGGCTTGGTGCAAGGTTTTATTGACGTGGCTCCATATCTCAGCGCACCAGGCGACAGCAGTAAATGGCCACCAAATTCCTGGACCGGCACCATTGCGGCCGGCTTCGACTACGTGTCCGGGGCAAATACGATCCGCGTGACGGGGGCGACCGCGCCACCAGAAGACGGCGGTTTCATTCTCGATCCGCTTGGCTTCGGCGCCACTCTTTCCGGCGCCGCTGCGGGGCGGAGCATCAAGAAGGTAACCGACAACGGCGACGGTACCTGGACCATCCTGATGCCATTCGGTTTCGCGACCGACAAGCCGGCCGGCACCGCCGTCGCCGTCGGCGACACGATCGACATGGTCCACCCTGCAGCGAGCGGACACAAGAAGCTAGCCGTGGGGATAGACGCCTACAAGCCGAACATCTGACCTAGCGCATCGCGAACGTGATCACCGCCGCCTCCGGGCGGCGTTTTCGTTTCATGACATTTGCAAAGGGCGATGGAAGAGTCTCCTTTTTACGTAGAAAGGAGACTGCGTAAATCAGAAACTGTGCGAACTGATTAAGGAACGCACATGCCAGCACCTAACGCAATAACGAAAGAACCGGCCAAGTGGTACACGATCCGCGCATCCGCGAAGCCGGTTGCCGGCGCGGTGCAGGCCTCCTCCAGCGCTGAGATACTGATCTACGGCGATATCGGCGAGAGCTGGTACGACGACACGATCGCCGCCAAGGACTTCGTACGCGAGGTGGCGGCGCTGGACGTCGATGCGATCACGGTGCGCATCAACAGCTTCGGCGGCTCGGTCACCGACGGCATCGCCATCTTCAACGCATTGAAACGCCACAAGGCCACCGTCACCACCGTGGTTGATGCCATCGCCGCGTCGGTCGCCAGCCTGATCGCGATGGCCGGCGACTCGATCGAGATGGCAGAGAACGCGCTGCTGATGATCCATGCCCCGTGGATGCAATGGGTATCCGGCAATGCCGTCGCCCTGCGCGAATACGCGGACATGCTCGACACCTATTCAGACGCCATGGCGACCAGCTACGCGTCGCGTTCGAACGACAAGGCCGGCGCGCTGGCCCTGCTGCAGGACGGCAAGGACCACTGGTACACCGCCGATGAGGCGCTGGCGAGCAAGTTCATCGACAACGTGGTCGCCAGCCTGCCGCTGGCGGCATCCGCACACATCAAACAATCCATCCAGGCACGCTACGCCTCGTTCCCTGAACAGCAGGAACTCGCGGCGCTTGCTGTAGCAGCTTTACCAACCCCCAAGAAGGAGAACATGACCATGTCCACCCCAGCTCCAGCGGCACCAGCTGCTCCAGCCGTCGACGCCATCCAGGCCGCAGCGAGTGCCGCAGCAGTTTCCGCACTGGCAGCGGACAAGGCTCGCCGCACCGACATCACCGCCGCATTCGCCAAGTTCTCGGCGCATGAAGGCATGGCGGCCATTCAAACCGCCTGTCTGGACGATCAGAACTGCACCGTGGACAACGCGAACGCAAAAATCCTGGCCCAACTGGGCAAGGACTCGGCACCGATCGCCGGCACCCATATCATCACGCTGGAAGATTCCCGCGACAAGTTCCGCACCGGCGTCAGCGCGGCGCTGCTGGCCAAGGCCAAGCTGGGCAAGGATGACGGCGCCAACAACTTCCGCAGCTATGGCCTGATGGACTTGGCTCGCGAATGCCTGGCGCATGCCGGCGTCAGCGCGCGCGGCATGGACAAGATGGCGCTGGTGGCCGCAGCTTTTACCCACACCGGCAGCGACTTCCCCTTGCTGCTGCAAAACGTGGCAGACAAGGCCATGCTGAAGGGTTACGAAGAAGCCGACGAAACCTTCCAGAAATGGACTTCCAAAGGCGTGCTGGGCGACTTTAAGCCAGGCAAGCGTGTTGACCTGAATACGTTCCCAACTCTGGCAAAGATCCAGGATGGCGGCGAGTACACCTACGCGACCGTCGGCGATCGTGGCGAGACCGTACAGCTGGCCACCTACGGCAAGAAGTTTTCCATCACTCGCCAGACGATCATCAACGACGATCTGGACGCGTTCTCGAAAATCCCGCGCCGTATGGGGCGCGCGGCGATCCGCACCATCGGCGACCTGGTGTACGCCATTCTGACCAGCAATCCGGCTATGCGCGACAACGTCGCCCTGTTCCACGCCACCCACAAGAATCTGATGGCCGGTTCGGGCATCAGCACCGGTTCGGTCGATGCGATGCGTGTCCTGATGGGCCGGCAGACCGACGGCAATGCTGTGTTGAATATCCGACTGGCGCAGCTGCTGGTACCGCTGGCACTGGAAGGCACCGCCAGCGTCGTGCGCGACAGCGAATTCGAGGTTGGTCCTGCAGCCAAGAACAACACCACGCCGAACTTCGTGCGCGGCACGTTCGAGGTCATTTCCGATGCCCGCTTGGATGTCGCATCCGCGACCGGCTGGTACGGCACCGCGAACTCCAATACCACGGACACCGTCGAAGTGAGCTACCTGGACGGCGTCGAAACGCCAACCCTGGAGCAGCAGGATGGCTGGAACGTCGATGGCGTCGAGTTCAAGGTCCGTATGGACGCCGGTGTGGCGCCGCTGGACTTCCGCACGATGGCGGCCAACCCAGGCGCCTAACCCCTTCGCTTTCTTGCCGTCCGCGCTTGCGGGCGGCATAACTTCCTTAGGAGCCATTCATGGCAAAGAACTTTGTTCAAGACGGTGATGTACTGACCTACACCGCCGGCGGCGCCGCAATCGCCAGCGGTGCGGTGGTACTGATCGGCGCACGTATTGGCATCTCGCTGGCCGACATCGCGGCCAACGCCGCCGGCACCATCGCCGTCACTGATGTTTGGCAGATCGCGAAGCTGGCTACCGACGTCGTCGCTCAAGGCGCTGATCTGTATTGGGACGCGGCCAACAGCCGCCTGACCACCACCGCTGGCGGCAACACCAAGGCGGGTTACGCCGCAGCGGCTGCCGGCAACGGCGTGACCACGGTCAGCATCAAGATCAACGCCTGACCATGTTCGACGTACTCGAAGCCCGGGTCAACCAGGCCGCCATGAAGAAGCTGGCCAACGCGCTCGCTCGGATTGGTGGTCTGGATGTGCCAGTAATCTTCGATGCCGAATACAAAGTCGGCATGGTTGGTGTTGTTGGCATGGGCGCCTCGGTGCCGCAGCTGGTGATCAGCAACGCCGACATCCCTGCGGGTTTCATCGAGAGCGAGATCCAGGTAGGTGGGAAATCGTGGATTGTGGCCGAGCCGCGCCCCGATAGCGATTTGCCGACCGGCCTTACCGTCGTGATGCTGGAGAAGGCATGACGACCGCGCACAGTCAGATAGCTGCCGCGATCGAGACGACGCTAAAGGCGTCCGGCGTCGCGGAGGGCCGCGTGTATCGATCTCGCGTCCGGACTATCACCGCCGATACGCCTCACGCCGTCATCGTCCGTCTCGGTCGTAGCGCTTCGCTGCTGGCATCGGTCCTTGGCGGTCCGACCGGCTGGCGCACGCTGATTCAGATCGAATGCTACGGCCGCATGGTGGGCGGCACGCCGGACGACGCCTCGGACCTCATTGTCGAGGCGGTCTTCGCTGCCTTGGGTGCGAATCCAACGCTGGGCAATCTCGCAATGAGCGTCGAGCCGCTGGGGGGCGACACGCTTTCCTGGGACTTCGACGAATTGGACGTCAGCCTGGCCTGCATCACCGCCAGATTCATCGTATCCCATCAAACCAAAGGAAGGACTTTAACCGTATGAGTACCGCAGAAAACACTCCGCCCGCAGAGGCCATTGTCGGCACGACCGCAAAGCCCGCACGCACATCGCTCGCAGCGAAGATTGTGCACGAAGAGCCGACGCGCGGCGGATCCTATACCCGCAATCTCTCGACCGGCGCTCTCGAGCTCAATCCGCCCGCAGCGGTCGACCAAAAAAATCAGGAGTAACACATGAGCCGCCTCATTCGAAATACAGCAGTCCTGGCCGGATTGGAAACCATGTACGCGGTGGATGCTGCGCCAACCGGTGCGGCAAACGCGCTGCTGGTGAGCAACCTGTCGATCAACCCGCTGAACGCGCAGAACGTCGACCGTGCCGTCATCCGCGCCTACCTGGGCAACTCCGAACAGCTGCTCGGAACACATTATAAGGAAGCCGGCTTCGATATCGAGCTGGTGGGCTCCGGGGAGCCAGGTGTGCCGCCAGCTTGGGGCAAGTTGCTCCGCGCCTGCGGCTTCGCGGAGACCATCACCGTCGACACGCGCGTCGACTACACGCCAGTGTCGACGGCGTTCGAATCGCTGACGATGCACTGGTACGACGACGGTGTAGTGCACAAGTTCGTCGGCGCGCGCGGCACTGCCACGCTGAAGCTTGCACAGGGTGAAAAGCCGGCGCTCAGCTTCAAGTTCATCGGAAAGGATGGCGGCGACGCGGTGCTGGCGCTGCCGACGACCGATTTGGAGGAATGGCGTATCCCGGAAGTGGTCATGGACTCGACCAGCGGAAGCCTGACGTTCGGCGCGACGCACTCCGCGTTGACTGCGCCCGCGCTGGTGGCTGGCACGCCCTATCCGAGCGAGGGCGTCACCATCGACTTCGGCATTCAGACGCCTTTCAACGCGTTGATCGGTTCCGAGAGCGTGCCAATTACCGAGCGCAAGGTCACGGGTTCCGTTCGTCTCGAACTGACAGCCGCTGAGGAGATCTCCTTCCTCAACGACGTGAAGGCGACCTCGCTGACGAGCCTGGGCATGCAGCACGGCACCGTCGAAGGCGACAAGGTGCTGGTGTTCATGCCATCTGTCCAGCGCGTGGAGCCGACCAAGGAAGAGAAGAACGGCATGCGCATGCTCGGCTACAAACTCAACATCAATCCCAAGAACGGCAATGACGAGATCCGCATTGTCACCAGCTTCTAATCAGGCGCAAGCCAAACATAGGAAAGTAAAAACATGAGCACCAAATACAAAGTAGTTGTAAGCGATACCGTTCTCGTACCGGTCAGCGGCAATACCAAGGACGGCGCCGGCCGCACGGTTCCATTCAAATTCTCGCTGACCTGCAAGCGCAAAGGCGCCGACGATCTGAAAGAGGCGCTGGAGAACGGCGCGCTGACGAAGGAAGTGCTGCGCGAGGTGACCACGGACTGGACTGGCCAGCGCCTGGTGCTGGAGCAGGACGACACTCCCGCCCTGTTCAGCGCTGATGCTTTCGAAGCTCTGCTCGATATCGCGGGCATGGCCACCGTCTGCTTTAACAAGTACTACAAAGAGAACGGCGCAGCGGAAAAAAACTAGCCAGCCTCGCCCGGCTGTCCGCTCTCGGCCTCTTCTATTCCGAGGCCGAGGCCCGGAACCGAGCGAGCGCCGTGGCCGAAGCTGCTTTGGCATTCGGACTGGTCGCTGTTTGGCCTGGCGACCAAGAGAATCCGCCTGAGGTCTATCTCTGGCCTGAGAACGTCGAGGTCTGGAAGCTTTTTCAGGCAGTACGTACGCAGTGGATTATCGGAGTCGGCGGACCAAGCGGCCTGTATTACCCCGGTGTCGAAGTGGTACTGAGGAAGCATCGCGTGAAGCGGTGCGAGGAGCTGGACATCTTTTCAAAGATTCAAGTAATGGAACGAGCGATGCTCGATGCCTGGAGCGAAAAACGTAATGGCTGAAACAAGGGTAATCATCACGGCTGAAGCGAACCAGGCTATCCAAGAGTTCAGTCGCTTGCGTGCAGAGGCAAGCGGGGCCCTCAATCAGATCGGACGCGGTAGCACCCAGCTCGACCAGGTTGGGATGTCGGCGCGAGCGACGGCCGCCGCGCTGCGCCAAGTGCCGGCGCAGTTCACTGATATCGTCGTCAGCCTACAATCGGGCCAGAACCCCCTGACGGTACTGCTACAGCAGGGCGGCCAGCTGCGCGATATGTTCGGCAGCACTGGCGCAGCGGCGCGCGCCCTCGGCGGATACGCCCTCGGTTTGATCAACCCGTACACCGTGCTCGCTGCGGCCGCCGTCGCCGTCGCCTTGGCATACTACCAAGGAAGCAAGGAGGCCGACGCCTACACCAGATCGATCGTCATGTCGGGCAATGCCGCAGGTGTGTCCAAGGGCCAACTGGCGGACATGGCGCGAGAGATCGGAAAGGGCAGCGACACGCAAGGCGCGGCTGCGGCGGCGCTCGCCGAACTCGTCGGCACTGGCGAGGTTGCACGTGACAACCTGCGGGGATTCGCCTTGACAGCGCTGAACTCGCAGAAATCGATCGGCATCGCTGTTGCTGAGACCGCGAAGAACTTCCAAGACCTCGGCAAGGCGCCTCTCGAAGCGACGCTGCGTCTAAATGAAAAATACAACTATCTCACGGCCTCGGTCTATGAAAATATCCGGGCGCTTGAGCGCAAGGGCGGTGTTGATGCAGCAGCCGACGTAGCGCAGAAAGCCTACGGAGCGGCGATGGATGCGCGCGCAGCCGCGCTGAAGGCCAACCTTGGCTCGCTCGAGTCGGCATGGGAATGGGTCGCAACCAAGGCGCGTAAAGGCTGGGATGCGATGCTGGACATCGGCCGCGAAGACACGCTGACTCAGAAGATCGATAAGGTCAAAAAGCAGATCCAGGGCATCGATTTGGAGCAGATGTCGTTCGTCGGCAGCAGCAAGGAAAACAAAGCGGAATCGAACGTCCGGAAGCAGGCGCTGAAAGAGCAGTTGGAAGGTCTGGAGAGAACCCAGCGCGAGCAGGATCGCGTCAACGCCGGCAAGGCCGACGAAAACAACCTGGACAAGGCGCGCATCAAGTGGATGCAGGACGGCGAAAAATACCTTTCACGGCAACAGCAGCTGCAGGACGCGGTGACCAAAGCGCGGACCGAAGGCGCGGCTGCCGGCAAGACGGAACAGGAAATTAACGCTCGCGTGGCGCAGGTTACCCAAAGCTACAGCGACATCGCCAACGATTCTATCAACGCCCAGATCGAGGCTATCAAGCGGCGTGGTGCGACCGAGGACTCGGTAGCGCGTCGGTCGATGGATCTGCTCGTGAGCAAGCACAACGTCGGTCTCGTCAACGAGCAGGACTACATCAGCGCCGTGGCGCAGATGGACAACGCGGCGTTCGAAAAGGAAAAAGGACGCCTCGCTGAGGAACTGGCGCTCACTGCTAAGAAACAGAATAGCCAGAAGGACCAGGCCTCATTAAGAGGGCAGATTGCCCAGGTCGCAGCCGACCAGGCCACGCGGGCCTTGAAGGCTGAGGACGACCTGTTCGAGCTGGAGGTGCGCAACACGCGCGCCGCTGCGGACAACTACGCAAACGCCTTCGATAAACAGCAGGCCGCGACGCGCCAAGGCGCCGAGCAGCTGACTGCTCAACGGGACTTCAATGCGCAGATCGGCCTGACGAAAAGCGGGATCGCGGAGCTGGCGGCTGCACGCCTGGAGGACCGCGCCGCCATCGCCGAACAGAACGCAGGAATTGCCGACGGGCTGGACTTCAGCGGCAAACTGTCGGAGCAATATCGCCAACAGGCAAAGGATCTACGGGATCTGGTCGCCGCCCAGCGCGAGGGCGCCGCCAAGTCCGCAATCTCGGACAAGTTCAGTCCGAAAGACCTCGAGGACTTCCTGGATCCAGCGAAGGCAAAATCGTTTGGCGATGCCCTGAAGGATGCTTTCGGCGGGGCCGGTGATTCGCTGACAAAGCTGCGGACGTCGCTGGAGGATTACGGCATCGCACAAAAGACTATCGAACGTGCACGCGCGGCGGCCGCAGTCGCCTATGCCGGCGATGCGAACAAGCTCGCAGCAGCCAACATCACGATCGCCAAGAAGGAAGTGCAGGCGCGCATCGGAGCATACGGCGATATGGCTGGCGCCGCGAAGAGCTTCTTCAAAGAAAATTCGGCCGGCTACAAAGTTCTCGAGGCTGCGGAGAAAACCTTCCGCGCCGTTGAATTGGCGATGGCCGCCGAATCGATGGTCAAGAAGCTGTTCTTCAAAGAGACAGAGGTTGCAGCGAATGCCGCGTTGAACGCGACAAAGGTGACCGGTGAAGCTGCATCGACAGCGGCGTCGACGGGCTTGGCAGCCACAGAGGCGAGCGCCTGGGGTATCACCGCCGTCGTCAAGGCGCTGGCCTCGCTGCCGTACCCTTTGAACTTGGCCGCAGGCGCGGCTACATTGGCGGCGGTTGTGGCGGTCGGCGCCAACATGCTGGGTGGTGTAGGTGGGGGTGGGGCTGATGTGGCCAAACAGCGTCAGGAGGCCGCCGGTACCGGCTCGGTCTTCGGCGACAGCTCGGCCAAGTCGGATTCCATCGCCCGCTCCATAGAGCTGGCCGCGACGAACTCCAGTATCGAATTGACGCACACCGCCGGCATGTTGGCATCGCTGAAGGCGATCGAAAATTCGATTGGCGGCCTTGGGAATCTGCTCGTGCGCAATTCCGGCTTGACGGGCGATCTGCCTGAAAATAGTACCGGTTCCATGCAGAATTTCGCCAGCTCGTGGGCGGGAACTGCCATCCTGGGCGGCGCGGTTGGTGTGCTTATCAAGCAGCTTGACGGCGGCCTGGCCAGTCGAGTCCTCGGTAAAATCGCAGGCTCGATTTTTGGCGGCAAGGCCACTGCGCTCGACACCGGCTTGACCGCGAATAGTGCGTCGCTGGGTAGCATTATGAGCGGTGGGCTGAGGGCGCAGCAGTACACCGATATTAAGAAGGATGGGGGATGGTTCCACAGCGATAAGTACAGCACGGCGAGCTCCGATCTCGACGCCGCCGCAAACGACCAGATCACCAAAGTGATTCAGAACCTGGCTGGCAGCGTAAAGGCCGCTGGCCAACTTCTGGGTTTGGGCGGGGACGATTTCACTAAGCGCCTGAACTCGTTCGTTGTCGATATCGGCAAGATAAGCCTGAAGGACATGACGGGCGACGAAATCCAGGAGCAGCTGGAAGCTGTCTTCTCGAAGCTGGGCGACGATATGGCGAAGTTCGCCGTCGATGGTCTGGAGACGTTCGCCAAGGTTGGCGAAGGGCCGCTTGAGACGCTGACCCGCATCGCGACGAACTATGCAAACCTCGACTCGATCCTGGAATCTGTTGGTGGATCGTTCGGACAGACTGGCCTGGCCAGCGTCGCGGCGCGTGAGCGGTTTATCGAATTGGCCGGCGGCATCGATGAGTTGGCATCGCAGACGTCGTCGTTCGCAGCGGACTTCCTTACTGAGGCCGAGCGTCTGGCCCCGGTCCAAAAGTACGTTACCGATGGTCTGGCGGCGATGGGCTTGCAGAGCCTCGACACGCGCGACAAGTTCAAGGCCCATGTTCTTGGATTGATTGAGTCCGGGGCGCTGGCGACGGAGGCCGGGGCGAAGGAGTATGCGGGTCTGATGGCCTTGGAGAGCGCGTTCGCGAAGACGCATGTGGCTACGGTCGACCTGACAAAGAGCGAGCAAGAGATCGCGGATGAGCGCGCTGATTTGCAGACGCGCCTCAACGAGGCGACGATGACGACTGCCCAGCTGGCGGAGGCGGCGCGCGCCAAGATTGACCCGCTGAACCAAGCACTCTACGATAGTGTGATAGCGGCAGAAACGGCGAAGTCTGCTGCCGACGCACTTGCCGATGTCAATGCAGGGTATCAAAAGCAGATCGATACGCTTGTAGCGGCTGGCAAGGGCGCCTCGGCTGTCCGGGCGCTCGAGATCGAGGGCATGGGCGCGTCGACGGTGGCGCTGTATGACCGGCTGGCCGCGCTGAAGGCGGAAGCGACGGCTCAGCAGGCTGTCACCACCGCTCAGTCGACTCTGCTGAGTGCATACAACAAGCAGAAGTCCGCGCTGCAATCCGTGGCTGACTTGCAGAATGCCGCTGCAGCGGCAACCCAGAAGCAGATCGATGCGCTGAAGTTAGGCTCGCTGTCCATCCTGTCGCCCGAGCAAAAATACCTGGAGGCACAGCGCCAGTTCGACAATGCGGCAGAGGGTGACGCTAAGATCGCTGCCGGCCAGGCGTTGCTGCAAGCATCTCAGGCCTTCAACGGCTCCAGCGAGGCGTACAGCAAGGACTACGCGAAGGTGCAGGCGCAGTTGGCCCTTCAGGTGGCGTCGCAGCGCGCGGCCGCTTCTATCGCGCAGCAACAGCTCGCCGCGCTCGACGCGCAGATTGGCGAGCTGATCGATATCGATTCTGGAGTCGATACGCTGAACAACACGATGGCGGAACTGCAGAAAGCGATTCTGGAATTGGGCGCGGCGATGTCGGCCCAAGCGGCTGCTACTGCTGCTGCAGCCAAGCCTAACAAGGCCCTTGCCGACCAGGGGCATGATGCGATCGTTGGCGTGGTCGAGAATCTTTACTCGACGCTTCTTGGCCGCCATTCTGAAACCGAGGGCCTGAATTTCTGGACGAGTGAGGTCGAGACCGGCAGGATCAACTATGACCAACTGGTCGCGGGTTTCACTGGTTCCGATGAATACAAGGCTCTGAATGCTACAGCCCACGCGAAGGGTGGCATTGCTGACGAT